TTTCGGATTTATCCGGTCAGCCCTACGTTCAGCCTTTAACCGCTATCCACCTAAGTACCAAGCAAAGAAAGCAGCGTGTAGGCCCAAGAAAGGACACAAACGGTTTGAGTACCAGTGTGCCGATTGTAGGAAATGGTTCCCTAACAACGCTGTACAGGTGGATCACATTAACCCAGCAGGGAGTTTGAAAACATTTGAAGAGCTACCGGGGTTCTGTGAACGATTGTTCTGTGAACCAGAGGACTTGCAAGTGCTATGCAAACCGTGTCATCAAGTGAAGACAAACAGAGAGAGGGAGAAGCGTAGTGGCTAGAGAACATATGCTAATACCAGACACACAGGTGAAGCCGGGAGTAAGTACCGACCACCTTGAGTGGGCTGGCAAGTATGCAGCAGAGAAGAAACCGGATGTCATTATACACATTGGCGATCATTGGGATATGCCCTCACTGTCCTCTTACGACAAGGGGAAGAAGAGTCACGAAGGTAAGCGTGTGTTGGATGACATCAAAGCTGGCAATGATGCTATGGCTAGGTTCATGGCCCCCATCAAAGCTGAACAACAACGCCAACGGGATATGAAGAAAAAGGTATGGGTGCCCAGACTTATCTTCTGCCTCGGCAATCACGAACACAGGATAGAACGTGCCATCAATGATGATGCCATGTGGGAGGGTATGGTAAGCTATGATGATTTCAACCTCAAACGATTGGGCTGGGAAGTCCACGACTTCTTGGAGCCGGTTATCGTGGATGGCATCGCCTATAGTCACTATTTCACTTCGGGCGTTATGGGTAGACCAGTGGGTAATCCGCGACTTCTTCTCAGCAAACGATTCATGTCATGTTCGATGGGACACGTACAAGACCGTGACATCGGATTCGCTAGGCGAGCAGACGGTAAGCGTCTCACGGGGTTATTCGCAGGAATCTTCTATGACCATACTGAAGATTATCTTGGACCTCAAGGGAACGGCAGTTGGTCAGGCATTTGGTACAAGCATGAAGTCGATGATGGACAATACGATGAGATGCCAGTGAGCTTGGAGTATTTACGGAGGACATACGGGTGATGGAAATGATTGCGGCTGGTAGTGCAGCTACCGCTATTGTGTGCGCTTTGGGTTGGTATCGGTGTAACCGCCTACTGAACAAGGCAGAGAATCTAGTTATTCATCTTGCTATCCAAGCAGGTATTGTACAGGAAATAACCATAGATAAGGAGAAACTACATTGAGTGAGTTTAGGAATAGCTTTGGGGAGAACATCTTCCGTCACAAGTACGCTTTGTCTGACAATCAGACTTGGGCTGAGAAGTCTCAAGACATAGTGAACAGCGTGTGCCAAAACCTCATGCCTAAAGATATGGCAGATACATTGGCACAACACATCACCAGCTTCCGTTTTGTTCCCGGTGGACGCTACATCTACTATGCTGGCAGGGCAGCTAGCTTCTATAACAACTGCTACCTGCTGAAAGGTGAGGAGGATACACGTGAAGAATGGGGGAACCTTACGAAGCGATCTTCTGATTGTCTTATGTCAGGTGGTGGCATTGGTATTGATTATAGTTGTTTTCGACCAGCTGGTGCCCCCCTCGGAAGAACAGGAGGTGATGCCAGTGGCCCAATCCCTCTCATGCGTTCCATCAATGAAATCGGACGTAATGTTATGCAAGGGGGAAGTAGACGATCAGCTATATACGCTTCACTTAACTGGCGACACGGTGACGCTCGCGCCTTTCTAGCTGCTAAAGACTGGGAAGGCATGATGCTGTCAGACAAGTACAGCATTTGGGATAGCAAGCAATACGACTTCAATGCGTATGCTCCGCTGGACATGACCAACATCAGCTTGAACTATGACAATGCTTTCCTTGATCGGATACAGAACGGACAGCTACCCCCCATCTTCATTGACAATGTACGTCAAGCAATGAAGTCAGGGGAGCCGGGGTTCAGCTTTAACTTTGGAGACAAAGAGAATGAAACCCTTAGGAACGCCTGCACAGAAGTCACTAGCGAAGATGATAGTGATGTATGTAATCTTGGTAGTGTTAACCTCGCTGCCTGCAATGATATTAATGAGTTCAGGGAAGTGGTACGGTTGGCTAGCGGCTTCCTTGTCTGTGGCACTATTACTGCTGACCTTCCATACGACAAAGTTTATGCCGTTAGAAAAAAGAACCGGAGACTCGGACTCGGACTGATGGGGATTCACGAGTGGCTGTTGCAGCGTGGATATAAGTATGAGATGAATGCAGAGTTGCGGCAATGGATGGAGGTATACCGTGAGGAGTCTGAACGAGCGGCTAGGAGCCTTTGTGATCGACTCAGTATTAGCCACCCAGTCGCATTTCGGGCAATCGCACCGACTGGTACAATCGGCATCCTTGCTGGTACTACTACTGGTATTGAACCCCTGTTTGCTGTGGCTTACAAGCGCAGATATCTTACGGACGGTACGAAGTGGAAGTACGAGTATGTGGTTGATTCGACTGCGGAAGCGATCATCCAATCAACAGGTGTCGATCCTAACAACATTGAAACCAGTCTCTCTCTCGCTGCTGATCCTGAGAGGCGCATTCGGTTTCAAGCAGACATCCAAGATTATGTGGACATGGCGATATCCAGCACAATCAACCTCCCCAAGTGGGGAAGCGAACTTAACAACGAAGACCATGTTAACTCTTTCGCATCTACACTTGCCAAGTATGCTCCGCGACTGCGAGGTTTTACAGTATACCCGGATGGAGCTAGAGGAGGACAACCACTAACCTCTGTGACGTACAAGGAAGCTACGAAGCACAAAGGTGTGGTGTTCGAGGAGAACTCAGATCAACAGTGTAAGGATGGAGTGTGTGGTATATGAAAGTAAAGGACGTACTTGATGAAGAGATAGATATGGCTACAGAGTTGATTGGTGAGATTACACAGATCACCTTGTACAAAGACAAGTACAAGCAACTGTGTGATGAGCTAGGTCAACCTGAGATACAAATCTACCGAGGCATGCAGGTGTGTGTGTTTGATGAAGAAAGCCCAAAGGAGGAGGAAGTATGACTGAAGAAATGGCTAAACTTGCGCTGCAATTCCTACAGCGAGTTCAACTTACTGGTCAAGAGGTTGAAGCGTACATGGCTGTACAGCAAGCTGTAATCAACTCTATCAATCAGCCCGAACCTGACGAGAGCGATTCCAGCTAACCCACCCTCCGATACGGACTGCCCGGTATGCTAGCTCACGCTTCCACGCCGGGGTGTCTGTATCTCGCATGGCCTTCTTAAAAACTAGGTCAGCATCTTTACGCTTTCCTGCGGCTATGCTGTACAAATAATCGTGCAGCACCGCAGGCTTTCTTGTATGTGAGTGCCCGTCTATGATCCATCTGGCGAAACGTGGAATAGATGCGAAGTCAGTAACGAATCCAGCGGGAACTACTATCATCGCATTCGGTTCATATGCCCAGATCAACGGGTTAGTGAGCTTATACTTCCCACCCGGAACAGCTTTAACAATCAGATCACCGAACACAGTTCTCTGCCTCCACTTGAACCGTACACTTATTACCATCGTAGGTAATTGAGCCTACAAACTCAACCCCTTCCAGATTATGCTGGACTGCCTTACAGTAATCCACCCCACCTACAAAGGCACGATAAAGTAGCGATGCCTCTCCCTTACTCACCATCACATATCCAGTGCGCTCTGGGAAGTCTCTAGTTGAGGTAATACCACAACCTGTAAGAAGTATGAGACTCAGACTTACTACTGCTACCCTAATCATCACACCCTCACTTCTTAAGATTTATGTTTTCTATAAGCCTGTCAAGTTTATTATTTATAATCCTTCTTTCCACAGTAGACTCTTTGCGGATTTCAGACACTTCAGCTTCAAGTTTGTCTAATTGTTTGACAACACTTTCATCATCCTTGACAATCTTTTGTTCAATACGGACAAGAGATGCGTGGATGTTGCTAATCTGCATAGCGTTCTCATCCACCTGACTACCTATCCCATAGTAGGCACTCAGTAAGGCGACACCAACCCCGGCAATGGCAATAATGTCCATCCATGAAACGCTGTTATCAAATCTCATTAGGTTAATCATCCTCTTTTAGACTTCCTTCCCCCTGCGGCTTTCTTAGCCTTGTCCCCAATCCTACCACCATGTGCCATGTTTTTCCTAGCGTTTTCGGCCCTGATATTGGACGCTTTTTCCCCACCACCACGCTTAACGTGCCCAGCATGACGAGGATCACCCTTCTTCAATCCGAGTTTTCTCCTAGCCCTGTTAGCTGCTGCTCTGGCTTTCTTAGCAGTGGGCTTGCTGTGGTAGTTTGCATACTCCTCTTTGTAATCTCTAGGCATTGGTTCAGTCCTCCTTCATAGCTAGCTTCAAGAAGTCGCCAGCACCCGGAGTTCTGTATACCAGCTCTTCCCAATCCCCCATCAGTGCCTTACCAGCAGCTTCAGTGAGACCCCCCGGTGGCACAAAGCTCTTGATAAGGTAGTCAACAGGGTTAGCCATGAACATCTGTCTGGAGTAGGAATCGCCCAATCTGTTCAAAGACAAGGCGGCAGCTACCTGATCTACTGCACCGAGCATGATGTCTTGCTCTTCAAAGTCATCACCCTTGAAAATAGCGTTTCTAGTTTCGTTAAGGAAACCATACCCAAGACCAGCATATGCGGCATACTTAGCTGCGTATTGTGCAGCCTTTTTAGGGTTACCTTTCCGAAGCTCATCAACTACGTTCCTACGCAACAAGGCTTGCTGCTTGATGGCAAAACCAGTCATAGCGTATGCAGGACGCAGTATAGGGTGGTTAAGGTAGCCCAGAGGTCTGCCAGCGGCTGTGATAAGCTGTTGCTCTCCAAGTTTAGAGAAGGCTATGTCTTCGATAATCTCCGCAGCCTCGCTGTCCCACTCTTTGACAGGCCGACCTGACCTTAGCCAGTCTTCGACACTGACAGCCATAGCGGGATCATCAAGGAAAAAGTCTGCATACTCAGACCTAAACCGACCAGATTTTGCACTGTCCCTAGCTGCGTTCACAGCAGACCTAAGAACAGCCCCCTTACCTACCCTATCCATGAACGCAAAGCCGGATACGGCCATAGCCCCATCACTGACCACCTTACTTCCCCAGCTTATCTTGTCCAGCAATCCGGGGTTCATCATTATCTTATCGAACTCTCGTACAAATTCACCAAAGTTCTGCTCCCCCATCATCTGCTTGACAGTCTTGCCGAACTCATCATCTGTCCGGTTAAACACAGCCTTCAGTGTTGGGCGTACTCCGTTGTTAACCATACTCACTGCAATATCATGCAAGTTCAGTGTGGCTGACTTTACCTGTGCCAGAGTACCAGCATAGGAGAGGTTCATAAAGGTACGCACAGGGGCAGGAGGAGTAAGTTTGCTTCCCCGATAAGCCTCATTGAGTATATTGGCCATCTCTTTAGCGCCATTTTCATCACCTAAGTCTCTTGCCAGCCTTTTCTCAAGCTCATCAAAGTATTCAGCAGTGGAACCATTTCTTGTCAGGGATGGTGCCAACCCATACCGCTTAGTTCCTTCAATCAACACTTCGTTGTCCATCACATATTTGCTATGGGCAAGGATAGGGTTCACCCAGTCTGCTAGTTCCTCCTCCGACATCATTGAAGCTGGTTGACGTTGACGTGTCCGTAATGAATCTACCTTCTCGTACTTGGTCTGGTTCTTTAGAGTAGCGAATATCGTTTCATTATCGCTACGCTTCTGAGAGTGCATATACTCCACATCCCAGCCTTCACCCGGAAGCAAATCCCCATCCTCGTCTACTTGAGGTCGTTTATAGAGTCGCTGTCTGGCCTCGGTGTTGCGATTGTTCGCATACGCCCACCACTGGTCAAACATAGCAAGCTGCTCATCACCTAGATTAGTCTTAACCGCCCCCCTAAACTTGGCAAGGTTCTCAGGTTTTATATGCACATCAAGTAACATGGCTTTGTACTCAGGAGTCTCTGCCATCTGAATAACATCCTTCATGGGATACACCATATTATCCATGAAGTTGGCATTTGAACGCATACTGCGCTCCCAGATACGGTCAGTCACTGTAGCGACTTGCGGGGAGTAGTATCGGCGTATCGTCTCGGTGACAGGGGAAAAGTTCCTCTCATACCAGCGCATTAGAGGCCCAGCAGTTCTACCTGTAGTCCCGCTTTTAAACATTTTATCAGCCGCAATCAGGTCATCTACAGACTTAATACTGCTATCAAACCTGAGTCCACCCATCTTTCTGGCTTGCTTGTATACACGGTCTATCATCTTCTTTGGGTCTGTTGCACCAAAGCGACTAGCCATGTATTCAGCGGTGTTAAGTATATTATACGGAGTGATGATTTCCGGTTGTGGGATGTCCATTACAACTGAGTCAGGGTCTTTACCTGCTTTTCTTGCAGCAGCTCGCTTCTCCTCTAGCTTAGCAGCCCATTTCTCTGCATCGCCATATTGAAAGCGGTTCTTCTCAATGATGTCACGAGTAGTGTACTTAATAATCTCATCTTCAAGTTCTTCGTCAGTTAGGTCTTTACCTGACCTACTCTTAACCGTCCTAACCAGTGTGTCGCGCTCAGCTTTATCAAGAACCTTTTTTGCATTCTTAGTAGCCGCTCCTACAACTCCCGGTGCAAACAGAGCACCAACAGCAGTACCAGCACCAGCCCCGATGATACCACCTAGCGGCCCTTCAGTGCCAAGCCCGTACAGGCCACCTTCTATTGCCCCTTGAGCGGGGAAAGATTTTACTCCGGCTTTTGTAAGACCTTGCTGCATAGCCAAACCAGTAGGAAGCGACCCAAGTATCTCTAAAGCCAAACTACCTGCCGGGTATTTATTCTGTACAGCTTCTCTTGCTTTTCTCTGCTCATAGAAAGCTACATCGTAATCCTTGTCATTGACTTCCGCATCAACAACTCCACGCAGAACATCAGAGAAACCAAAGGTGATGCCACGAGGGACTAGGCGAGCCAGTTCCTCTGACTCAGAAACAGACTCTGCTGCTATATCCGCAATCAACCCCTTATACTCTTCTCCCTCTACAGGGACAGGAGTAGCCTCTTCAGCAGGCGTAGCCACCTGCCTAATCATCTCTTCGTAAGCTGACATTAGTTTATCCGAGTAGAGCTAGCGTCAAGTGCTTGTCTGGCAACCTCTCGACTGATATCGTTCTTGATACGTGTGATTGCAACTTCATCAGGTACGTCAGGGTTCTCTTTCTTGAACTCCTTAAGCAAGGTATCGAACCTCTCACTCTCCGCAATACGCTCAGTGATTGCCACTACTTCTTCAGGGTAGTCCTGCCCAGCC